TCTCAAGAGATCAGGGCGTCAGAAGATCCTGAATTTGAGACGTTCTATACGAAGAATATCCTTCTGAATGAAGGTCTGCGTGCCTGGATGGCACCAGTTGATCAACCACATGAACAATTTGTATTCCCAGAAGAAGTTCTCCCTAGAGGTAACGCACTCTAAATAAAACATATCGTCGCCGCTAAAATCTCTTGTCAAAAAACAAGAGACCTGGTATACTGAGGGCCTAACCGCCCTCTTTTTTTATGCGAAAATGGTTACTCGCGATGACTCTTCTGATGTCATCACCTGCCCTTGCTGGTGAAGATAAGATCACTAAGGGTTATAATTCTATGGATGCCATGGGTTGTATGTTGGTCCGTGAATGCACCAAAGATGTAGAAGAAGTGTATTCACTATTGGACATCTCTTCCAACTATGATAATGTGGAAGAGTTCACACCTATTGCAGCAGAGTTTAATACGATGTTGATGACACTGAATCAAATCGGTGTCAAAGTGTTCCTTGCTGATCAACGATATTTCCCTAGAAACCATCGTGGTGTTTATCACACCGTCAGTAATAATTTCTACCTGAACAAGGATTGGATGGGTGATCCTGGTGTTCTTATGCAACTCATGCGCCACGAGGGTTGGCACGCTGCCCAGGACTGCATGGCGGGTTCTATCAACAACAATATGATTGCCATCATCAAACCAGAAGAGGATGTGCCTTTGTTGTGGCGTGTCATGGTAGAAAGAACCTATCCCGAACGAGCATGGCCATGGGAGGCCGAAGCACAATGGGCAGGTCGCACTGAAGGTATGACACAAGATGCACTGGAAGCATGTGCAACGGGTAAGATGTGGGAGATCTATCCTCCAACTCCCCTGACTTATGAATGGTTAAAAGAAAATAACTATGTTGATTGATGTTTAATTTACCTGTCAATACCTATTCAATTGATCCCATCACATACGATAAGGATGAAATTATTTCATGTATTGAAAAAAACTATGAACTAGATCCTAGTAGGAATGCTGTTCCTAATCTAGGATCTTTACACCAATCACTATGTGACCCCAACGATAAATTTAAAAATCCAAATTATGAACAGGTAAGCCATCTATACGCAAAATCAATTGAACAATATTTGGCAGATATCAATTTGACTGGATGCCAGTATAGATTCTATGTTGCGAATTATACTTGCATATCTGAACATACCAATATGAGAAGCCATTTTCATACTGAATCTGATTTCGCTGCGGTTCATTACATTCAATTTGATGATAAAGTGCATTCTCCAACTAGATTTAATAATCCATGTAGTTGGAATGAATATGCACAATTCATCAGACCAAACTTGTATAAGTTTTTATCGATGGACATGGAACACTCTTGGTTTTATGATTGGTGGGAGTGTATAGTGAAAGAAGATGACATTGTGTTTTTTCCATCAATGTTAAAACATGAAATTCCCACACAGAAAAAGAGTGATAAAAATAGAATCACTGTGTCACTAAATATCGAATTGATATCGTAAAAATAAACTTTACTAGATAAAAGAAATGTCTTTCACTGTTTACTCAAAACCTGGTTGTCCATATTGTGAGACGATTAAACGTATCTTTATCGGAAAAGATCTTGAATTTCAAGAATACATTCTGGATGTGGACTTTGATAAAAAACAATTCTATGATGAATTTGGGGAAGGATCTACGTTCCCTCAAGTCTCTATGAATGGTCAAAAACTTGGTGGTTGTACTGATAGCGTAAAGTATTTGCGAGAACAAGGTGTAATCTAATGAACGAGTTGTACTATGACGTTGACAAGGCAATCGACTTTGCCTTTGAGGGTCAGTTTGTACTAAAAATGTATGACTATCTCCGAGTCTGCAAAGTTAAAAGACCTGTGGTAGAGGAATTCATTCACAGTTCTACTGCTGTGGAGATCTCAGATCTGGTCAATGAACTTGAAGAGTATCTTGAAGGTGGCAATGACCATCAACACAAATATCTGCGTGAGGCCTATGGACACATTCCAAAACCTCAGGCTAGAAAAATTAAAAATTATCTGTATGGTATACTAGAGGATGCCTGGCAGTATAGTAATGACAAACGTCCTGGACGAAAGAAGGGATCAAAGAATCGAAAGAATGTTTCTAAATAAAGATGAGAGTTGGAGGATGATTTAGGTTCCGTTTGTTTGTCTCTCAGGATTAGAAAGATGTTAGCCATTTCACTAGTTTTCGGTGCCTTATTTGCATTAGGTGGCACCGCCGTCGGGTTTATCACTGGATGGTTTGCAAATGAAAAGTATTCCGAGTATGTAGAACTCAAAGCCGCACAGATTGCCACTCACCCCGAAATGTATGATACTGAAGGGAACCTAATTACATCACAACTTACAGCACTTAGAGTCGTCCTTGATGAAGACTCTTACTATGACGAAGATTAATTATGCCTACTAAAACTAAATTACCGCCCAATCCATTGTTGACTGAGGTTCTTGCGTTTGTTTCTAAACAACGCAGTAAGGCCAAAAAAGTTGAGGCGCTTCAAGAATATGATACGGACGCATTGCGTGCCATTCTGATTTGGAACTATGAAGCTCATAGTATGCTTCCCGAGGGTTCGGTTCCGTATCAACCGAATGAAGCTCCTAAAGGAACTGAACATCAACAACTCTCTACGGAATATAAGAGACTTTATCACTTTGTGAAAGGTGGTAATGATGCTCTTAAACCTCTTCGTAGAGAGTCCATGTTCATTCAACTTCTTGAGGGTCTTCATGCAGATGAAGCTGCTTTGATCTGTAAAGTAAAAGATCGTCGTCTTGAAGAGGACTATAAAATTAATCTTGATATCGTCAAGGAAGCCTATCCTGATATCAAATGGGGATGGAGGTCGTGAATTTGACAAATGTACAAGTCGAAGATTTCAAAGAAAAATACGGTATCACTGTAATTGCAACTAACTGTGGCGATGAAGCTGCAGAAGACAGAAGTTTGCCAGTTGATAGTTATATTCTATCTCTTGAACATGATGGTGAATCTTGGAAAGATATTGTAAAGGGTGTCAAGGTAAAAATCTTTGATGCCTATTACGATACCTTTGGTCACTGTATGAAAAGAATGGAATACACCAAGGGTACGGTCTCCGCTAAACTTTGGGGAAGCACAGTTAAATCTAGTGGGAAGAAAAAGAAATGACCGAAGAACCATTTGAATATCAAGAACCCTCAGGTAAGGGTATGACTGGAGACCTCTCTGAAGGAGAGGCCTCTACTGGTTCTGTTAGTAAAAACTGGACAAAGAAAACTGCCGATTTTGGTTTTGGGTCAGGTAGTAAGAAAAAACTGATTGATCAGTTTAAGGAAGAGGCTACTATTGATCCTCAGGCGGTAAAGAAAGTAATCAAAGAGTATAAACGACTTAAAAAATATTCAAAGTCAAATCTCTTTATGATTCAAAAACTTAGTGGTCAACATACAGTTATTGATGATTTGGTTGAGGAATATAAAGAAAACCCAAATCTGTAACACATTTTACAGAACTGCTTGCCTATATAATTCATGAGGTCTATTGTAGGCCTACGTTCATCTCATGTTCAGCATTCTGCTGGCATTGACCCTTGCCCATCATGATGACGCTAATCCTTACGGTTGGCATATGTCTTGTGAAAGGTTCTTACAGAGAAGAATTGAAATCCTTATGGATGACAATTTGGATCGCCGATCTAAGTATAACCTTCTAGGTTATCTTAAATCTAAAGTAGAAGGTCAATGCGATCAGATGTTAATATGAGACGCAAGTAAGTCGCGGAACGGAGCGTTCATCCCATGGTGGAATTATTACTATCAACCACAATGTCATGTGCGGATGCTGATGTTATAATGCTACGCATTAAAAATCATGAGCATCTAAATGAACAGTGGAAGGTAGAACTGGTCGAGACCATTAAGGACTATGTACCAGAATGTGATTTCTACTGGGACGCAAACGACTGAAGGAACGGGACTAAACACCCCTAGTATTTCAGTACAGAAAAATGAACACACTTACTCTGATCAAGAAGCAGATCCAAAAGGCTGCTGCACTTCACGACGCTCAGATCTCTCACACTGCATATCGTGGTGTTGAGTATGATACTCGTTGTTTTGAAGCAAAAGATACCCACGGTGTCTTCTGCTATCGCGGTACATCATACGCCAAGTGATAGCCATGGAAGCATTACAAGTAGCGGGATTCGGTTCCCTTTTTTGTGTTGCATTCATTCTTGTGTTGTATGGCGAAATTCTCCTTCTTAGCAAAGTTTGAGGGGGAGAAATGCGGATCAAACTGGAAGTTGACTATGGTCTTCCAGAGTATGATCCAACTATCCACAATCCAGATAAGACATTCGCTTATTTGACATATCGTGGTGTAAGTTATGCTAAATGGGTTTGGCTCAAATCCAGAGGCATACCCAGTTGGAAACTAGTGAAGTAGAGAGGGTTAAGAACCCTCTCTTTTTTTGTACTTAAGTAAATAATTTACAAATGTATTGAAAGATACATTAAGTACACTATATACTATAGAATTACCAGGAGGTGTGACATGTACCCTTGCGCTTCTACATCATGTGTGAACTGCATTGGAGGTAATCATGCACAATATTATTTCCCGCAATCAATTAGATCAATGGATGCATCTCGGGGCTATTGAGGATAGATTAGATAGTGCGAATGATGATTTAGATAGAGTTAACGATTATTATGAATGTCTAATTGAATGCGGAGACGATCAAGCTACTTGTAAAAGAATATGTAAAGAAATTCTTATGGATTAGTATTGTTACTGGAGGGGCCTTAAGCCCCTCTTTTTTTGTGTAAATACATATGGGATTGCTGATTCATATGTGTATAGAGAACCGCATTTGCAGCGTAAGTCCGATCAGTGTGCTGCACTATGGCATGAGTGGTATGAGTGGAGATTTAATCGTTCTGAGGACCCTCTGGCACCGTCTGTGGCCAAGGAGTTGAGGTCTAAGTGGTGTCAGTGTGCGGATGAACTTGGAGAGATGATTCAGGAGACTCTGAGGACTGATCCTCGTTATGAACGTTGGAAGGAAATGATGAATCTTGACAAGAAACCAGATCCTAGATATAATAACTCTGCCAGGGTTCAAGAGGATGAACAAAGCTAAACTTAAAGTTCTTTTGGCTGCACTCAAAGAAGTGGTCGAAGAATTGGAATCAGAAGTTTATTCCGATAAGGAAGCCTATATGGAGAAAGATCCTTATGGTTCCAGTGCATTAATCAATGATTATGATGAGGTCTTTAGCGATGACGATGGATACCCAGACTGACTGGCGTTACAGTGATGAGAAGATGAAATTGAGACAACAAGCTCTTTTGATTCTCTTAAAGAAATTCGGTGGTTCGTTAAATAGTAGTAACACAAGTAAAGAACCCAATCAAGCCATCTATGAATGTGCTCATGATTGGGTGTCACAAGGTAACATGAATTGTAATGGGATTGTGAGTTACTATTCCGCATACTACTCCCATGGAAGACAAAAAAGCCTGCAAGAAAATTCTTAAACGTGCCAAGAAACACCCCAACTGGTACACGCCAGAAGAGGTGCAATATGTTAAAATGATCAAGAAGAAACTGAAAGAGAATGAACGTAAAACTGATCAGTGTAACTCCTGACGCTGAAAAAACTATGGGTTATGTTGCTCGTGTGAGCAATCCTAATAACCAAGAAAATCCAAAGGTCTCAGGACTCCTTGGATATTGCATCAAACATGAACACTGGTCAGTCTTTGAACAGAGTTTCATGACTCTGGAAATCGAGACAACTCGAGCTATTGCGGCCCAAATTTTGCGTCATCGCTCGTTTACATTTCAAGAGTTTTCCCAACGGTATGCCGACAGTTCTATGTTGGCAGATCAAGTTCCTATGTTTGATCTCCGTCGTCAGGATACTAAGAATCGTCAGAACTCTATTGATGATATTGATCCGTTCACTAAACAAGAATTTGAAATCAAGATTCGTCGTCACTTTGATGAAGCCATGGTCTTGTATCAGTCCATGCTTGATATGAACATTGCAAAAGAGTGTGCTCGTTTTGTGTTGCCTTTGGCCACGCCAACTCGCATTTATATGAGTGGCTCTTGCCGTTCTTGGATTCATTACATTAATCTGCGTTCTGCTCATGGAACTCAGAAAGAACACATGGACATTGCAAATGCATGTAAGAAAGTGTTTACCGAACAATTTCCTATTGTTTCTGAGGCCCTCGATTGGGTCTGAGTTATGAGACACATTCTGTTTACCTTAAAGGAATGTCCACATGCACTGTTGGATGATGAAGCACACATTCGTGAGTCTTTGATTGCTGCTGCAATACTTGCAGAGAGCACACTATTAGACTTGTCATCACACAAGTTTGATCCACAAGGAGTCACTGCTGTTGCCTTGCTTGCTGAATCACACATTAGTATACACACATGGCCTGAAAAAGGTATGGCAGTTTGCGATGTATTTACTTGTGGGGATCATACTAAACCAGAATCTGCTGCAAAGTATCTTTATCAAGTCATGGGTGCCAAAGATTCAGTCTCTGAAACCTTCATCAGACCATTACACTAAATAAATTCACCCCCTGATACCATCGTTATGCCTACATATCCTGTCATCAATAAAGATACTGGTGAACAAAAAGAAGTGGTGATGAGTTTCACCAAATGGGATCAGTGGTTGGAGGATAATCCTGGGTGGGTCAGAGATTGGTCTGATCCATCTACTGCTCCTATGGCTACTGAGATAGGGGATTGGAGAAACAAACTCATTTCCAAAAAACCAGGTTGGAATGAGGTATTAGAAAAAGCTTCTAAAGCACCTGGGTCAAGAGTAAAAAAACTTTAAGTCTATGCCTGCTAGAAAAAGAAAATCTCAGGATCCAATTGGGATCGGCATGACAGCTAAACAAATGAAAAGGAAGAAACCAATTAACACAGACTTCCTAGTTGACATTGAACCGCTTACACCAAACCAAGAGAAATTCTTTGAAGCGTATCAAAAAGGACAACATATATTTTCATACGGTTGTGCTGGAACAGGTAAGACATTTATTGCACTTTACAATGCATTAAAGGATGTACTCAATGAGTACACTCCATACAAGAAGATCTACATTGTTAGATCTCTCGTGGCCACCAGAGAGATTGGTTTCCTTCCTGGAGATCATGAAGACAAGTCTGCTCTCTATCAGATCCCATATAAGAACATGGTTAAATACATGTTTGAGATGCCTTCTGATGCAGACTTTGATATGCTCTGGGGTAACTTGAAAGCTCAAGAAACTGTATCCTTCTGGTCTACATCTTTTATTCGTGGAACGACTTTCGATGATTGTATTCTTCTCATCGATGAAAGTCAGAACTTGAATTTCCATGAATTAGATAGTATCATTACTCGTGTAGGTGATAATTGTAAGATCATGTTCTGTGGTGACGCAGTTCAAACTGATCTTCAAAAAACCTACGAAAAGAATGGTATTCTTGATTTCATGAGAATCATTGAACAGATGGAAAAATCTTTTGCAATGGTAGAGTTTGGTGTCGATGACATCGTTCGTTCTGGACTCGTCAAGGAATACATCATGAAGAAAACGGCCTTAGGACTCTAATGAATCGAACTTTTGTTAACCATCTGGGTGACATTGAACTAAAGAAAAAAGAAACTCCAGGCTGTCGTCTCTACGAATTGCCAAATGGTGACTGGGTGCCTTCAATCACTTCAGTCACCTCTTTCTATAACCGTGAAAAATTTATCAAGTGGAGACAGAAAGTTGGCGAAGAGAAGGCGAATCAAATCACTAGAAAAGCTACGCGCCGCGGCACGGACTTCCACGAAGTGGCCCAGGATTACCTTGAAGGAAAGTCCCTTGACTGGGAAAGTTATCTTCCTACGTCGAAGTTCATGTTCCACGCCTGCAAACCAATCTTGGATCGTATTGATAATATCCATGCTATTGAAAGGACTCTTTATAGTTCCTATCTTGGCGTTGCTGGGCGTGTTGATTGTATTGCGGAGTACGACGGGGAGCTTGCTGTCATTGATTTCAAGACTTCAGAATACATTAAACCAGAGGAATGGTTAGAGAACTATTTTGTTCAGGAGACCTTCTATGCATGTGCATATTATGAAATGACTGGCATTCCAGTCAAAAAATTGATTACAATTATGCAGTGTCCTAATGGTGAGAATTTTGTATTTGACAAACGTAATAAAGACGAGTATATTAAGCTACTAGTTAAGTACATTAAGAAATTTGTTACTAATAGACCTCCAAATGCCTAATAAAGAAGTTGACAAGGCTCTCAAAGACAAGTTTCTTTGTCAAACAAAATTCACCAAAGACATTGAGAACTTGGTCAAGACTGACCCTGACTTCAATTATATTGATGCAATTGTTTTTTATTGCGAAGAGAATAAGATTGAGTTAGAATCTGTTCCTAAGTTGATCTCTAAACCTCTTAAAGAGAAACTCAAGGCCGAAGCTGTTGAACTCAACTTTTTGAAACGTACATCCCGTGCTCGTTTGCCCCTGTGAAAGTGACTCCCTTTGAAGTCTATACCACCTATCTTGGAATGAAAAATCATTTCACCAAAGATAAGTATGACTTTGTAAAGTATGGTGGAAAGACCCGTGCATCTGTCGCCTCGTTCAACAAACGTCGCGACAGATATTTTTTTGAAAGAATGTCCCGTAAGAAGGACGATCATGAGATTGTAAATTATTTCATTGCAAACTTTACGTCTCATGATGATCCTGGTAAAGTATGGATTGGAGAGATTATTGAAAATGGAGAAACCAACTTCAAAGACTGGCAACGTAGAAACCAATCGTTGTCCTACATTTTCGGAAATGAAGTTGAATCAATCTTTACAAGAGATAATTTCGACAGTTACTTCCATACTCAGGGCCAACACCCGAAAATCTTGAAGTCTTTCTTGAGAAAGGACATTAGTCTAGAGACTCTTGTCATCCTTGATAAGATTCTTGGGTTCCGTACTAACTTTGATAAGAAACTTGATGACCCTATTTGGAGTACGGTTTCCCTCAAAATGAAAAAGTATGCATCCTTTCTAAATATCGATGTGTTCAAGTTTAAACGAATCCTAAAGGAGAAACTACTATGAGTTTTCTTGACAGTGAATATGTTCGTGCTTCTCTTGTAGAGATTAATGAAATTCAAGAAGACGTTTACGGTGACATCATGAAGTTTCCATCCATGACGGATCGGGAAAAGTATGAACACATTTCTAAACTAGAAACACTTCTGGAAAAACAAAAGATTATGTACACTCGGGTTCAACTGAGTGATGATCCCGAAGCGATTCAGATCAAAGAGAACATTGTTAATGCAGCCAAAATGCTGGGTGTCCCAGGAGAGGTGGATCCTGGAACTCTTTTTGATACAATGTATCAGACCATCAGTGGTCTGAAAAAAATGTTGGGACAGACTCTTGACGATTGAGTCGAGACCTGTTACCATATTAAAGTCCACCACAAAGACCAAATCTAACTAATCCGAGGTAATCCGAATGTCTTTTGCCGATCTCAAAAAACAGTCCAAACTGGGTTCTCTGACCTCCAAACTGGTCAAAGAAGTTGAGAAGATGAATACCCCATCAGGTGGTGATGACCGCCTGTGGAAGCCCGAGATGGACAAGTCCGGCAATGGTTACGCCGTTGTGCGTTTCCTTCCTGCACCCAATGGTGAAGATCTCCCATGGGTGAAACTGTACAAACACGCCTTCCAAGGTCCTGGCGGTTGGTACATCGAGAACTCTCTGACCACTCTGGGTCAGAAGGATCCCGTGTCTGAGTACAACACTACTCTTTGGAACAACGGAACTGATGCGGGTAAAGAAGAGGCCCGCAAACAGAAACGTAAACTGGAATACTATTCCAACATCTATGTTGTGAAGGATCCCGCGAATCCTCAAAACGAGGGTCGTGTGATGCTCTACAAGTATGGTAAGAAGATCTTCGACAAGATCATGGCTGCAATGCAACCTGAGTTTGAAGACGAAGAACCTATCAACCCCTTCGACTTCTGGCAGGGTGCAGACTTCAAGATCAAGATCAAGAAGGTTGCAGGTTATTGGAACTATGATTCCTCTGAGTTTGCACGTCAGGCTCCTCTCCTGGATGGTGATGACGATGCACTTGAAGCTCTTTGGAAACAGGAACACTCCCTTGCAGAACTGGTTGCTGCAGATAAGTTCAAGGACTACGATGCTCTGAAGAAGCGTCTTGACTATGTTCTGGGTATCCGTGGCGTTCCCAAGATGCAAGATCAGGAGACCGTCGAAGAGGAACAGGCCTTTGAACGCGAACGTCGTGGTGAAGGTCTTGACAGTCTGAGTGAGGGTCGTGGTAGTTTCAACTCTCCTGACATCATGCCTACTGCATCTCGTGATGAAGATGAGGATGATGCACTGTCTTACTTCCAGAAACTTGCTGAGGAGTGATTATGAAGACTCTTTCTCTTGAAGACTATCAAAACGCTGGTGAGAAGTTTTGGCCTAAGTATTGGTACGTTGCCAAAGAACTGGGTGAAGACGCTAAGCCAGAACAAGTTCTGAAAGTTATGGAAGCGATTGGTAACGTTGCATTGAAAACGAAACTGGAGGACACACTTGCACCCTTCGGTTTCAATAAAAAATCGGAGGAGTCAGAATGAACCTGTTTGCCCAAGCCCAACTTGACCTTGTAGATGCATGGAACATGAGTTGGGAAGAGGGCATCCAATTTATTATTGTATTGGTTGCTCTATATTATGTAAAGAAAAGAATGGACCTCTACTTTACAAAGAAGACCGCGAGGACCACTATCTACAAGGTAAAACTTGTTGGTGATCAGGAAGCCACCAAAAACGCTTAAGGCTTCCAAAAAAAGCGGAAAAAAAATCCCTGGCCATTTTGGTGGCCAGGGATTTTTCTATTTTCCAGTGATTCTGACTGGTTCTGTCTGTTTGAGTGTTTTGGTGATATAGTTGGAATTTGGTGTATATCGCATAATTTCTCTCATATCCTTAATTACGGTACTTAATAGATCTGCGCGAATAAGTTCAATATTCCGTTTTGCATCATTCAGTCGTAATTCGTGTTCAAATACACTTACTGATCGAACGGGAGCAACTGACTCTACAAATCCACCTTTCGTGTATGTGACCGTAAAGTTTTCATCAACGGTTTTCCCTGGTGGAACAATCAGATTATTATTAAAATCTCTCCATTCAATGGTTTCGTAGTGATGAATAGAAACTAACTGTTCTTGGGTGTATTTGTCATTTAATACAATATTCAGATCGTATTCTGACACTGGCCATTCAGATCTAACATCTATGATGTTATTTGACAACAGAACCACCCAATCAAACGTTGATGATCCGTAGTATTTTTCTGCAACTTGATCTGGTCTGTCAGATCCTTCAATTTTGTACTTTTGAAAGACTGTGCTGGTAGCACTAAAGTCCTCTCTCAGTTTCGCACGACGAAATAGATTCTTTACCTCTACGAAAGTCGTACTATTAGATCTTTCGTTCAATAAAGAACTGTATCTTAAATTTGGTAGATAAGAAAAATAGTTAGCCATTAGAACCCTACGTCGTCAGGTGCGTCAAATTCTGAATAATTATCTTCATAAATTGGAACAAGTTCACTGAAGTTCATCGTCAAAATTGTGGTCACTGGTTGTGAGTCTGGACCATATGCAGCCCATCTACCAGAACCACCAGTGTAATCAACACTTAAGTTTGTCAATGCACATGTCTTAAACTTATTTAATCCCTTTATTTCACTTCTAGTCTTTGATCCTCTTCTGTATTGAAGTCTAAAGACATTTGGAGTACCTAAAAGAAGATTGGCACCAGTTGATCCATATGCTTCTGCGTTTCTTTTCACAGCCATCCGTTGTTTCAAAACACGAATGATTTGTCTTACCATTATGGATTCGGATTGACTTCTCGGAGTAAATCTTACAGTAAAACTAAATGTTCTCAAACCTGGTCCATTGAATAATAATTCAAGATTTGGATTTTCAAAAGCACCAGTTGTTCTTGAAACAACTGCTCCAACGTCAACATTTACACCAACCGCAGCTGCCGCTGCAGCTGCACCTTTGAGTAAAAATCTTCTCTGTACATAACCAGACCCCGCTACTTTAAGTGCGCTTTCGATAAGTTTTCCACCTGTTTCGCCTATTTGTTTAATTAGACCTCCACCAGTTGCGTCTTCGTTACCTTGAAGAATTCCTCTTGCTGTGGGATCAAATAATTGACCTGCTACAGATCCAATTCTATCTTCTCCCCATCCAACAGTATTCATATCTGCGATGGAGTTGGGCATCGGAATAACAATGGTTTCAAGAAGTTCAGAATTTCTAGTTCTTACAAACTGACCTTCAGCTATATCTTCGTTTACACCAGGAAGTCCTCCAGCGGGAACATATTTTGCAACTGTGATTGCCATGTGATCCTGAATATCCAAATCCATGTCGATTGGATATTTTAATGTTCCTTTCACACTCTTGGTGTATTTTCCTTCTCCTACAGATCTTTCGGCCGCATTGAAATCTACTCCACTAATAGGTGTGGATGGTAAGGGACCAATAGCACCATTTTGTTCAAGAGTTGCTGAGTCAGAAGTATTCAGAAATGCGTTGATTGCTGAACCAGATCTTTCAGCCAATTCGTCTAGTTGTGAACGTCTAAATGACCCCACATATAATTCTATACCTTCGCCTCTATAAATTCTATATTGTCCTAATGGGTTATCATTTCCAAAATATTCATTTTTTTGATCCTGAGTTAATGATCCAATTTGGGTTTTATTTTTTTCCAGTTGCTCGATATTCGACTCGACGAGAATTACTTCACCTTCACCAGCTCTATATTGTCCAATCGATGCAGCTTTTAAACTCCACTGTTTTTTATCAGTGTCAACCTCAACGTAAGTGCTTTTGTCAGAGTTATATTGTCCTTTAAGTACTGGCATTATTCACCCCTCCATGCGCGATACGAGGGGAATCTATTACCTGTGCTTGTCTTTACGAACTCTTCGGTTGGTAACATGGATACGTCTGCCATTTCAGATTCTGGTATTTTCATCATGTTACCCTGTACCCCTTCAAATCTATATCTATGGATGGTACTATTGGGTACAGTTACACCATCGCCACTATTTATTAGGCCTTTTGCAACAGCCTCTCTTAATTTAGGCGCCAAATAATGCATATTTGCACCAACAAATCCATTTTTGTCAACACTAATAATGTAACTGACTGGATATTGATCGTAATATTTTAATCTCTCTGGTTTTGTTGCAACATAATTGAAGAAATACATCTCTCCAACTTCAACAGGTCCACTTTGTTCACCGAAAGAACCTGGATCATCGTATTCTGCACCCTGATAGTTTGCAAGGGTTTCCGTCAAAGCTTCACGATATTGACGACGCGAACCTTTTGATCCCACTTTAGATTTTACGATGGAGAAGATACTCATTTAATACCTAACTCTTTTTCTGTAAAAATTTTGAACTCCCACATTCTGTCCTTACAATACTCTCTTGCTGCTTCCCACTTGGCCTGATTTGTTCCCCAAGTGTAAACCTCATTCAACCAAGTCTTTGTTTTTCTGGGAGGATTGATGTCTGGTTGTTTACACTGTTTTGCTGGTTTTACCTCAACCATCACTCTGCGAATTTTCCCAGTTGCATCTTTATATTTGATCATGAAGTCTGGAAAGTATCGATGCCATTTTCCATCGACAGGTGACTTGTACGGAATCGCAATCTCCTCACTCTGCCATTGAATTACAGCATCGTTTTTATCACAGTAAACCATAAACTTTCGTTCCCAGAGAGAACGATAAATGATTTGTGTGGGATCACCTTTATACTTTTGTGGATTTGATGGTTTGAATCGTCCACTATAAGCCATCTAAATAATCATAACAAGCCTTCTAATATTTAGAGCTGTCATGGCGATTAATAGATTCCGTGGTGGAAGATATTCAATAGACGACATACGGAGTCGTTTTCAAACGGTTGCGCTTGATAATGAATATCAAGTGTTCTTCTCTTTGAACAACATGGTCAGTCAAGAAGCCATAAGACTTGGTATTGACAAACGGTTTTTAGTTGAAGATCTTGGTTTATACGTTGCTGATGCTGTTCTTCCTGGATCTTCCTTTGCAGATGTCGAAGTTGCAGGAGATAGACAGGGTATTACCGAAAGAAATGCATTTAGTAGAATTTATGATGACGTAACTTTTAGTTTGTATATTGATAGAAACTATGAAGTTTTGAGATTTTTTGAATCTTGGATTCAATTTATTAATCCACTTTACAGTTCTTCTAGAGGGTTGGCTAGAAATCAGATTACCAAGTTTAATTATCCAGATGACTATAAGTGTGAGATGGTCATCACTAAATTTAACAAAGACTTAAAATCTTCCATCAGAGAAATTGGATTTGCTGATGGAAGAACTTCTGGTAGAGATCAGATCAGTTATAGATTCTTCCGTGCATGGCCTTATTCACTTGCATCTACACCTGTAAGTTATCAAGGTATGAATATGTTGAGATGCAATATCACGTTTAGATATGATAGGTATGTTGTGAGTGAGGTTACATATCCAAAACAACCATTAGCTGGAGATACTATCAGAAATATCACAGAGTTTGATAATAGACCTCTTCCAACTCGTCCGTCTGCAGATAGTAGACCACCCGAACCAAGTACAACTGCTCCGCAAAGATTACCTGATGAACCACGTTCTGAACAAGGTAACTCTGACCCAGAGACCACAGGTGGTCAAACAATTGACACCAATGCTGCTTTGCCAAATCCTGGTAGTGGTAATAAACTTAGAGAAGACCTTGCGATTTGGGCTCTTTCAAATCAAGACATGATTAAAAATGTTGGAACAGGAAAACAAAAAGATCTCTTAACCGAGGCAAGATCATTATTCCCCAAAAATTCTAAAGAAAGGAGAGCGTTGAAAGAGAGGGCGTTACAAGGAACTTATCTCGTACCAGGTGAAAATGGTAATCTCACATCAGCTAATAGACCACTCCCAAGAGTCAATTTTTAGTCAATAAATAATCACACTGAAATAGTACATCATGCCTTTACCAACAATTTCGACTCCTTCGTTTGAACTGACTTTACCATCAAGCGGAAAAAAGATTAAGTATCGTCCTTTTCTTGTAAAGGAGGAGAAAGTTCTTATCTTAGCTTTGGAAACTGGTGATACTGCTGACATCACTAGAGCTATTAAGGATGTTCTCAAAGCATGTATCAGCACTCGTGGTGTTAAGGTAGATCAACTACCAACCTTTGATATTGAATATCTGTTCTTGAATGTTCGTGCAAGATCAGTTGGTGAGACGGTAAGAGTTCTTGTTAATTGTCCTGATGATGGTGGCGAAACTCAAGTACCAGTTGAGATTGATATCAATGATGTTCAGGTTGTAAAAAACAAAAATCATAGCATTGACATTGATATCGATGGCCAATATAAGTTGAGAATGAAATATCCTTCACTGGATCAATTCATCAACAACAACTTTGATTTTCGAGATGAAGAACAAGATGTGTTTAAAATGGTAGCATCTTGTGTTGATTTGGTTTATGATGACGAAACTGCATATGATGATTTCACTGAAAAGGAAATGATCAAGTTCTTGGAACAGTTTAATAGTAAACAGTTCAAAGAGATTGAAAAGTTCTTTGACACCATGCCAAAACTTTCACACACCATGAAAGTTCTTAATCCCAACACTGGTGTTGAAAATGAGGTTGTTCTTGAGGGTCTATCAAGTTTTTTCGCTTGAGTATGGCTCACATGAGTGCTGAGTCATACTATGAACTTAACTTTTCCTTGATGCAGTACCATAAATACTCTTTGACAGAGATTGAAAATATGATGCCTTTTGAGAGAGATATTTACGTTGCTCTCTTGAAAAATTACCTTGAATCTGAAAAACTTAAGGCACAACAAGAATACGGTCTCGGTGGGTAATGTTATCAGGTCTTTTCAATTTTCTAAAACTACAAGCCGTAAATCGTGTTCGTCAGAAAGCCGCTGACGATCGTTTAGGGGATAGAGAAAATCGGAAAAGATTAGCTGCAAGAGCATTTCTTGAGGGATATGAACCAGATCCTCGATTGTTTGCTGAGGGTCCCGATGATGCTCCAGATGTTGTCGTACCAGATCCACTAGTAGGGCCAAGTGAGACTGCTCTGCCACCACAGGCACCAGCTGTACCACAGTTAGTTGCTGCTGGTGCAGGACCAGCACAAGTTGGCGATAATGAATATATTGTAAGAGAACTTGAAAGAATTGATCAGAATATTTTAGCCATCGCTGGTGCGATGGAACAAAATGCACGGTCAGATTATCAATATCGTCAAGAAGTTATTCAGGAACAGAGACGAAAACTTGCACAAAGAGGTGCTGCAAGGTCTCAACGTAGGTCACAAAGAAGACGCAATTTTCTTTCTGGTTTAAGAAGAAGGGCAGCTGCTCCAGTACAGGCTGCAGGTGGGAGATTAAGAAGAGCTAGAAATGCACTTGGTGGAGGTATAGCAGGTTTTCTTGCTCTCAATGCAATTTCTGAGATTTCAAAAAGATATGATGAGATTTCAGAATCTGTAGGTGGATTTTTTGAAGGTATGCAGAATAGTTTTGATGAGTTTGTAGAAAATGCAAAACTGTTTTTTGATATTGAACCAGAAAAACCATCAGAAACAACATTACCAGATAACACAGATTTATCAGGTCCAACTATTGGAAATGCTAATACACGAGCAGCTGTTCAGATGATACGTCAGGTTGAAGGAACTGCTGGAGATGATGGTGCAAGCACCTTCTTTGGTGGAGGCCAACCATATGGTAACCTAGAAGGTAAAACTTTTAATGAAGTTGCTGATCTTCAGGAACAATTTTTAGCTGAAGGACGAGGTAGATTTAAAAATCCTGAAACAGGAGAGGAAGATCAATCCGCTGCTGTTGGTCTAGGCCAGTTTTTAGAACCAGAAAAGTTTTTGGAGAAATACCTTGGTGAAGATCCTGCTACAACTAAATTTACTAGAGAAAAACAAGTAGAATTGATTATTGCGATTGCAGCCCAAAAAAGAGGAGTTGATTTATCTAAACCACTAACAATAGATGATCTTCGTAAATTAAATGAAGAGTGGGCTGGTATAGCCAAAGGTAACTATGGCCAAACTCAAAGAACTCTTGAGGAATCACTATCAATTTATAAAAACATATTGAAGTCAATCCAACAAGATGTTGAAGCTAATACTCAGCAACCAAAACAAGATTCAATGGTTCCAATCAATGCTGGGGATCCAAATAGAAATGCATCAGATCCGTACATATATCCAGATGGATCTAAATTAGAAATTGGTGATGAGGTTGGATCTTTACCACCTGTGATGTTGGATCCAATCATAATTGATCAAACTACTAAAAAGACTGCAAGTGAAGGTGCTGCAATGAAACCTGGCTTTGACATTGCCTCACTTGTTCTCGATCCTTCAACTGGCATCTCTGAGTATGCACCCATGTTGGGAGTAGGATAAGATGGATATCTTTCAGTCTGACAGATTTAAATCTTCTCTGGGAAATATTTCTAGAAGTACAGATAGACTTTCTCGCATCATGAAAAATGATGCTAGATTGAGATCTAGAGATTATGGGAGAATTTCGGAACTTAACAGAAGACTCAACAGAGTAATTCCAATTATCCCTGGAATGTTGGGTATTGCTGGGTATCGTTTTGGAATGATGAGAGAGGGTAGCATGGGATTTCCTCTTCCTCCTTTTTCTGGAATTCCACCATTCCCAGGATTTCCATCTTTACCACCACGGCCACCTCGTCCACCTGGTCCAACTGATGGACCTACCACAGGCGCTCCTGTATTTCCTCCTTTAACACCTCCACCTATCATCAAAGAAGAAGTTGAAGAACCGCAAGTAACTGAAACTCCCGTAGAAGAGCCTGCTGCTACTCCTCCTATCAAAAAGGATGATGAGTTTGATCCTGGTAAAATTTCTGAAATATTAGAAGATATCTATGGAATTCCTGCAGAAGAGCCAAAAACTCCCGAAATTCTTCCTGTTCCTGTAAGAGAACCTGCAAAACCAAAAGACCCCGAAAAAGAGGGTGAAGAAGAAGCGGAAGTTCCAGCTTCTCCACCAACAACTACACCAACTACACCACCATTTTTTCCTAGCCCTATTAAAGTTCCTGAACCAGTCACTCCTGCAGATGTTCAAGAGGACATTCAAGGAATGACTCAGTTGTTCTACGAACAACCAGCTTTCTCTAGAGGTTTGCTTGGTAATTTATTTCCTGTTGAGCCAAAAATTTTTGAAAGAGAAGATGGTTTTGTTATTGTTCTTTCTGAGAATCCTCAACAGGCAGGTCAAAATCCGTTCATGCCTAGAAAAAAATTACCCCCTCAAGTTACTGTTCTTTCACCTGAACAGGTGACTCAGTTGAAAAATAGTGACATGGCGAAAGCTGCTCAAATTTTTGATATAACTCAAAATGTTATGGAAATTCTTGGTGCAGCATATACTCTGAGACCAAGACAAGGCCGTGCTCCTATGCAACCTTTGAATCCTGCAAGTCGTGTTACCAGATCAATGGTAAAAAATGCCATTCGTCGATTTAGACGACAACAGACGCAACAACAACCTCAACTACCAGGATCTTCTCCTACACAACCTTTATTACCAGAAAGTAGATCTGATTCTAGATCAAGAACTGGTGATCCAGTTGTTGATGTAACTCCTACAGCTAGTCAAACTGTGAGGAGGGGTGATAGAGGTGGTATTCTTGAAGTTTTAGGTTCTGGTTCTGCACGACGAGCTAAAAAGAGTTTTTCTGCACAAGAAAGAGAAGCCTTGAAAGATTACGACAACAGACAATTATTTGATATTGTAAATGACAGGATGATGCCAAAGTCTACGAGAGATGCTGCTCAAGATCTCTTAAATAGAGACATGCAACGAAATGTTTTGAATGATCCCACTGCACAACAGGGCCCACTTGGTCCTCAGGCATCAGCAACTACTGTCATTCAACCAATAATCATCTTTAAAGATCCACCAACGGCATGAGTTACATAAAGAACGTAAAAATCACAGATTTCAAGATCACTGGCCTAAATGGTCGGACGGCTTCGATTGGTGATGGAATTACTGCCATTATGCAATTCGACTGGTTTGAAAGTATTTTTAAACCAGCAACATATGCTTCGTTAGTTCTTGTCTCTGATCAAAAAATGGCCTCTGCTCTTCCAATCAGAGGATCTGAGAAAGTCGATATTACAATTTCTCATGACAGTGGAACAGTTCAGTTTCAAAATCTAGTTGTTCGTGGAGTAAGTGAACCATCCACTTCTTCTACTCAGTGTGTTCTTCAACTATCTTTGACAACTCCAGAAAATATCAAACAAGAAGCAAAGGCAAACAGACTAGTAGATCGATATGATCCTAAAGTACCCATACATGTTCATGTAGAAAATATTTTAAAAAGAATCACTGATAAACCATATGACATTGAAAACACCGCAAATTCTTATGGATTCTTTGGTAACTACTGGAGACCATTTAAGGCTATCTATTGGCTAGCCAAGAGATCTATCTCTGGAGGAGGTGGTGATCGTGCTGGATTCTTATTCTGGGAAACAAAAACTGGATATAACTTCAAAAGTATTGATACTATCTCATCGGGTGCTAAAAACTCCGTAGTTCAATCTTTTGAACAGAGAGAATATGTGAATGAAGATGATGACTCTGACAACTTTAAAATTCTTGCTCCATTTATGGAGTACAATCAAGATATCATCTCAAAAATGAGAAAGGCCGCTTATGGTGATAATACAAAATACTTTAACCCATATTCACTTCCTCAAGCTTTTCAACCAGAAGATACTCATACTTACACTGAAAACTTTAAGAAGACTGACAAGTTGGGAACCGAAGACTTTGAACAGTTGGATTATGGTATTACCGATAATCCCACCGCCATTGATGTTCAACCATTTGTTAGTGGTACAATGACTCAAGATGGTACGGTAGATCCAGAATCTGATAGTGGTAATCCTCAGAAATGGTTAAGTCAATCAAATATGAAATATCAACTCATTATGTCTCAATCATTGAGATTGACTGTGCCTATGAACTTCAAATTAGAAGCAGGATTGCCAATCAACTTGGATTTGATATCTCCTAACACAGGACTTGACAATCACGAGAGTGGGGTCTATCTTATAAAGGATCTACGACATACTGTTAAATTTACTGAAAGAGGTGCAGATTGCACTACCAATTTACGTTGCATTCGCGACAATTATGGTAATGATGGTATCCAAACTAACGTTAATACGAATTCCAACCTGTTAAATAGCTAAAGAACGGTAAACTCTATGGAAAATATCGAAGCTCATATCCAGAAGGACAAAGAACTCCTTCAGGATCCAACATTGTCTCCACAGATGCGTCGTCATACAGCAGACGAATTGAAACATCTGGAAAGATATCAAAAAGAACATCCAGACGATCATCATGATCCCACTGCATTTGAAATGTATTGTGATGAAAATCCAGAAGCCGATGAGTGTAGGATTTACGAGGACTGATAAATAACTCAAAATCGTGTTTCGTTGAATGTTAGACGAAGTATTGGGACGCCCCAATAGTATGGGGGCCGATGGACTCAAGTGGTGGATTGGACGTGTTGCTCCTAGATCTGCTTGGGCTGGTGCTGCTCTTCTGACAAACGACAAGGATGTTGGTAAAGCGGCCAACGACCCTGAGATTGATATCTACTACAACCGTGTCAAAGTTCGCGTTGTAGGATATCATGATCAAATTGCAGATCCTGTTGATCTGCCCTGGGCACACGTTTTGGCTTCGCCAATGTTGCCCTCTGGATATGGCTACAAAGATCATACACACTATCTTGAAGGTGGGGAAAGTGTATTTGGTTTTTGGTTAGATGGTGAAGACGAACAGAAACCTGTCATTTTGGGTGTCTTTTACCGACACAAAAAAGCGGATGACAATACACCTCCACTTAAAGGAAGTGCTCCAAATCCCGTACCTAAAAACAATGCTGAGACAAAAGAAACGGGAGAGACTGTAGGAAGGCAACTTGGAACTGGTGATCCGATTAAAGGTCAGTCATACATTAAAAACAGACAATTTAATTTTATCACTGGTGAAATATCAGGTGAAAAAGTAACCAGACTTCCTGTCACTAATGAAGATACCACTGGTAAAGGTGTCAGCACTGCTGCTGATTCTCATCACCTATTTTTGAAACGAAAGACAAATCGACCATCTTGTAGACGAGACAATAGTATTTCTCAGATTACAGGCCTTCTTGGTGATTTTTCTGAAATTCTTTTGACAGTACAACAGTACTCTAATTTTTATGTAAATGGAACTATCAATGCAATTATTGATCTTGAAGGAGAAATTGATCTAATTGCCAAAAAAATTGCTGGCATCATGACTGGTCTCTTCAATGGCGTAAGAGACCAAATTTATATTCTGGTGGGTGACAAGATTCAACAGTTTATCAATGCACTGATTCCTGAAGAAATCAAACCAATCTTTGGTCAGAGTATCAAAGGTATCATGGATACAATTTATTGTATCTTTGAGAATCTTATTATGGCACTTCTCAAAACTGTTGCAGACTTCTTAGCTGAACTGGTTGGTAAACTGATCAATGCTCCTATTTGTGCCGCAGAACAGTTCGTCGGAGCACTTCTAAGTAAATTGGTGAATGACTTGAAGTCGGCCATCAGTCCTATCTTACAATCATTAACAGATACCCTTGGTGGTGCTCTTGGCACTGTTAATAGTATCATCAATAAGGCTTTGGAAGTTATTGGACTGATCTATAGTTTCATCGGATGTGATGAATTAAAATGTCCTCTTCCATCTGCTTGGGACAACTCTTATGGACCTACTCAGGGTGAAAGAGATAGTGCTAAGAGAGTTTTTGATGCTGTTTCTATTCTCAACATTCCGACAGCATTTGACGAGAATGGAAATCCAAAACAAAATGTCGGAGGATTTCTTGATGAAGCTGTAAATAATGTGAATAGTGTTTTTGGAACTCCTACTGATGAACAAAGACAAACTGCAAACTATATTGCTGGTTTAGTTGGTGGATGTAATGATAGTAAAATTTTACGATGTGGCCCTCCAAGAGTAGAGATCTTTGGTGGTGATGGTGTTGGTGGATTTGCCAACGCAGTAATTAACAATCTTGGTCAAATTATTGGTGTTGATATTCTTGATCGTGGATTTGGATATAGTCCAGAAAAACCGCCATATGTAACTTTTAGAGATAATTGTGGAGATGGCAGAGGTGCCACTGGAAGAGCTGTAATTGATCCTAGGCCTGTTAATTTAGGTGGTGGTGGAATCAGTAGAATTATTATTGAATATTCTGGTTATAATTATCGCAACACTTTTGGTGACGTGAAGACAATCTATGGAACTATTCCTGGAGATTCAAATACACAAACTGCAAACGATGATAACAAAACTGTAACTGGACAACTTGATATTGTCGAAGTTGGAAATACTGGATCAGGATATAATGATTCTGACAGAAATAATATAGAAATCAATCCAAATCCTGGAGGTCTCGCATCAGCGACGGCAATAATTATTGACGGTAGAGTAATTGATATTGTTATTGAAAGCCCTGGAACTGGTTTTACTACGATTCCAGAAATGACAATAAATAGTGAGACTGGTGTCGGTGCAGTTTTAAATCCTGTTCTCAAGTTTACGGAAGTAAATGAAGAGTCTTTACCCGAAGTGCCAGCCGGTGAAACAGTCGTTGTAGTCAATTGTATAGGTAAATAATGCCAAACTCAAGTAGTGGTGATTTTGACATTGACCAGAGGAGGAATTTTCGCCTTGAGGGGGGACAGAATAGCCCCTATGGAAAAATAAGTTACCGTGTTTTAAGTAACTTAGGTTCTGGTCATGGTTGGTATCAAAAAGGAGGACGTGAAAATCATCAGTTTGTAGCCACTGGTCACTCCGTTGAGGCTCTTGGTGAAAAAGTAAAGAAATCAAAAACTGGAAAAGAAGATCCTGTTTTGCCTGCTAAATTAATTCAAGCAAAACATGGTGATATCATCTTAGAAGCCCAAGATGGAGACATCATTTTAATTGGTGATAACATCTTAATGTATGCTGATGGGGTCAGAAATACTGAGGATGGTGATATTCAAATGTATGCCAATAAAGGCATTAACATGTATGCACCAGACATGAAACTCAGATCCACTAATATGAGGCTCATAGGTATTAAAGATTTGAGTTTGATTGGTAAAGTTTATGGTGAGTTTGCTGGTGGAGTGGTGAATACAGTTGCTTCTAGTGACTTTGGAGCATCTTCTCTCATTACAAAACTAACTTCAATTGTTACATCTTTGGCAGCGTTCTAATGGCTAATTTTCCTGTAATATATGGAACTAGATTAACTGTTGGTTCCGAAGTATCTGCTGGTATTAGTAAAATACAAACGAAACCATTTGACTTCTCGTTGTTGGGTGGTTTATCCATTCTAAATGGTCCAGTTCAGGTTGGTGTTGCACCACTGTCGCCAGTTCCTCTTGGTTCAATACATGTTGGTCCGACGCCACCCACATCTGGTCCACCAGCTCTTGCGGGTGCTCATATCGCACACCCAGTAGTTGGTGTAAATATTCTTGCTCCTATTGCAGCCAATCTTACTGGTGTTGTTAATGTTTTAGGTGCAAGAAATACAACGGGTGCTGTAAATGAACAGTCGGTATCGGTAAAGAATGGTTCTGATATAAAAAATGGGATAAACATTGGCAACGTCAACACAGTCTTTAATGGTAATGTTAGGGTCAACGGCACGTTTACATGTGAAGCTGTAAAAGTAACAGGCATTATTAACGTACAACCATGGAAGAAATTTGAAATTGATCATCCAACTAAAAAAGGTTGGAAATTATCTCACGTTTGTCCAGAGGCTCCAGATCCAGAAGTTTATATTCGCGGAACTACCACATCAAATAGAATCGAACTTCCTGATTATTGGAAGGGATTGGTTGACCTAGATACAGTGTCTGTTCATCTAACTCCGATCGGCCAATGGCAGTCGTTGTATTTTGAAAAGATTGAATGGAACAAAACTGTAATTATCAAAAATGCGGACAGTGGTCCTATCAATTGCAGTTATCAAATTTGGGCAAAAACAACCGATTGGCAGTTACATAAAACAGAATTTAAGGAGGGTGAAGAGTAATGTCTGGTATTGGTCAAAGAATTGTTCAAACTCTTGCTTCGGGAGTAGAAAGAATTGAAAATGAAATTGCTGATCTCAACAATGCTCTGATTGCAAAACAGATTGAGATTAATGATTATGATGAGATGATCAAGGCTCTTGATAACAAGATGACCGCATCTATCAACAATATTAATGGTGCTATTGAAGATGTTGGTACTGCATATGAAAATCAAATTGCAGCTGGATGTAAAAGTGGTTTGAAGTGGGTTCTTTCTGGTATCAGCACTAATGCCAGTGGCCGAAAGATTGCCACATACACCTGCATCAGAATTGAACAATCTTGTTTTAATAGATATGGAATTCAATTTGAGAAAAAACCATGTAATAGAACGTATGATTTAAATATTGTTGCTGAATATGGTGGATCTGTTGGTGTTGGATCCACTGTGTTCTTTGTTGATAGTTCAAACTATAGTGTTTATTCTCCAGATGAAACAAATAGTAATGTGAATTTTGCGGATAATTCTGGCCTGCAAGTCGGAGATTTTATTACCGATGATGTAGATGACCCAGTTATTTTTACTGAGGGTGCTCTTCCTACCATCGTTGGATTTAGTAGTGCTGTAAATGCTTTTTCTTCAGGTATTAAAACTTCCTTTACTGGAACTATACTTAATGGTCAAAATATTCTTTCCATTCAAGGTGCTACAGTTTCGCAATTAGGAATTGAAGTGGGAGACTTTGTTTTCGCAAGTGGTGTAACTAACAATGCACCAAGTAAAGAGTACAGTGCCACTACAGTCACTGGATTCACTACTGCTTTCTTAGACCTTGAGGCATATTACACAAATACAGGTTTTGGAACTACTACTGTTGTTTGTGAAGCTCTCACTTTATCTGACAATGCAGTTAGTAGTGCTAGTACCATAACTTTCTTTGTCGGTGTTGGTACAGTTGTTCCTGCTTTGATTTTGAGTGATTCTCCTACTGGAGTTACAACTAATGGCAACTTTACTTTTATCAGAAACACAGAACTTTATACACAATTTGGTATTGATAAGAATCCAATTGACCCAACATCTGTGGGTATTTTTGGTGTAAATGGAAATTCTGGTGATGGAAAGAAAATCTTTCTTGTCAATAATGGATCTGAAAGTACCATTCAAAGTTATGCTGAGGCCAGAGAAGAAACTAAACCAAGTGTGGGTGCAGGAAAAGAATGTTATAGAATTGGTAACGATTCTTGGCCTATTCGTCCTTTTGGTGGTGGTTATGCAGTAGAGGGTGATGTTGCTATTGGTGCTGGAGGAACTGTTAATCCATTTATTGCACAATATACCTCGACACCTCCTGGATCTGGTTGTGCAGCGCAAGAGACAGCAGTTACAAATGCAATTTCTGCAAGAGGAACTGCTATTACAGTTAATAGTAATGATATTAATAAACTTATTAACGCAACAAATACCATTCGAGATTCTAGACACCAGTCACAACTTCAAGCGTGGTCTATTCTTCAAGCGATCAATGAGGCTAAAAAGAAGAGAATTGACACCACTGGTGCTTTGGACGTTGTGAAGGATGCAAACTTCGATGTCCTGCCAGACTGATCAATTTTGAAACTGGCCAAGAGGCCTTGCCCCGACACCCTCATGGTGTTATTATACATAGGTAATGAGAGGTCACTGATGACTGACGACAACTTCCTCACCAAAGTCGTTATCGATATTTGTTATCGCACTTTTTATATCTTCTCATCCGATGGAGACAAGAAAGTGCTTGAGTGTGAGGACTCGGATCAATTCATGAATGTTCTAGAAGTAGTTAATCTCGCGCAAGAGTTTGATTCTGAGGTTCAAGTCATTTACTGTGATCCCATTACCACCCCTGCGGGTGTGGTGTAGAGGTAACATCTGAGCCTTCCAAGCTTCAGTCGCGGGTTCGATTCCCGCCACCCGCTTATGAACGAGGAAACTATCAATTGGTTTGACGTAAAACCACTTCAACATGTGGAAATGGATCATAGTAAATACGTCTATGGTGGTATGTGTCCACCAACCTCGATTAATGTACTAAGATTGATTAGTGAACTTGAGGGTTCCTATCAACTTTGTAAGTACATGGCTTTTAAAGAGGATATGGATACCTTATCAGAAATAAAAAGTCGTTACTACAAACTCTATTTTAAGTTATCCAAAGAAGAAAAAAATGCGACCAAAAACCCGTGAGTCAATGGAAATGCTTTGGTCCGCTAAATGGAATCTTCCTAAGGCGGCCGCATATTGTGGATTAAGTCTCAAAGAGATGAAAATCACATTCAATGAGTATTGTAATTTTCATCCTCCAACTTATAATCTTGAATCTGAAGATCAACTTAGTTTCTTCTGATTTTTTTGCAGGTTTAGCAATCTGGTGAATGCAGTGAACTCATAATTCACCTAAGGTGAGTTCGATCCTCACAACCTGCACCTATGGGACGGTGGTGGAATCGGTAGACACACCAGACTTAAAATCTGTTGAGCATTACGCTCGTGAGGGTTCAAGTCCCTCTCGTCCTACTAGTCTTGGAATGACTCTAAACTTGTCCTGGCGCGCCGCCAGTCTCGGGATGACTCTAAACTCGCCCTGGTCGGGAACCCCTTCCCTAGCCATATACTGCGTGTATATGGCACTTGCCACTTTAGCTCAGCTGGATAGAGCAACGGTTTTGTAAACCGTAGGTCGTCGGTTCAAGTCCGACATGTGGCTCCACGGAATGTAGCTCAGTTTGGTAGAGCAGGCGCTTTGGGAGCGTCAGGCCGCAGGTTCAAATCCTGTCATTCCGATTATTTTTTATGATCATGAAAGAAGTTCCATTTTTAGTTAAAGAAAACTTTCTTACTGAAGAAGAATTTTCTTTAGTTGTTAAAGAGACTGAACATCTTTTTCCTTACCTTAAAGATGGAAGAACTACCAGTCCCGCAACTCGTGATGGAAATATCTTAAAACATAACAAGGGACTTTTTTATTATGATCATTATGAAAATCCAAGAGTATCATCACCAACAGTCAATATTTTAACTAAAAAAATATTTGATGATGATCTTTACAGAGAGTTTGAACCAAAAGTCATTGGAGATATGGCTGCTGGTATAAATTGGACTGGCATGTTGCTTTCATATTATGAGAATGGAGACAGTTATAAACCACATTGGGATTCATCCGTAGTCACTGCTCTCTATTATTTTGATATAAAACCAAGAAAGTTCATGGGTGGTGAATTTTGTCTTTATGATAGTGTGAGACGAGAAACTCCCAATAGAATGTTGCCGTTTCAACCTGTCAACAATAGACTCGTGGCTTTCCCTGGATCATACATGCATGAAGTTAAACCCGTTGTAATGTCTGAAAGATGGATGGGTAAAGGTCATGGTCGTTTTTGTATTTCTATTTTTTGCGGACACAATTCTGAAAGATAGTCATTAATATGATTGTCTAAATATAAGGAGAAGAAATCTTGTAACCCGCAGGATAGCGAAATGCCTTTAAGTAGACTAGAGAATTTCCTTAAGAACGTTGAAGGTAACATTCTTTATGTAAACCCAACTGATCTTGATGCGACCGATAGTATTGAGAACCAAGGTAACTCTCTGACGAGGCCTTTCAAAACTATTCAGAGAGCGTTACTGGAAGCAGCTAGATTTTCATATCAGATCGGTCAAAATAATGACAAGTTCAACAGAACTACGATTCTGTTGTACCCAGGAACACACGAAATCGATAATAGACCAGGATATAACGTAGTTAATTCTGGTGGTACTGCTAGTTATCGTGATAGAAATGGTGTAACTCAGTCACTGACTCAGTTGACTGACGAAAGTAATTATAATCTGGATGATGCAACGAATGAACTCTACAAGTATAACTCTGTAGAGGGTGGGGTTGTTGTGCCCCGTGGTGTCTCTATTGTTGGTTTGGATCTGCGTAAGACCAACATCAGACCAAAATTCGTTCCCAATCCAAACGATGATGCGGTTTTAAGATCCGCAATCTTCCGTATTACTGGTGGTTGTTACTTCTGGCAGTTTACTATCTTTGATGGTGATCAAAATAGTTCTGTCTATAGAGATTATACTACAAACAGATATACACCAAACTATTCTCACCATAAACTGACTGTATTTGAGTATGCAGATGGTATCAATGGCGTTGGTATCGGTACGTCTACAACGACTACTGACCTTGATATGTACTATCACAAGGTCCAAAGGGCTTATGGTGATAGTTCTGGTCGTGCTATCGGCGACTTCCCTGGAACAAGAGATATGCAGGCCAAGTTGCCTGAGTTCCAAATCGTTGGACCTGTCGTCGCTAATGATGTAGGTATTACAAGTATTCGTGCTGGATCTGGAAGTCAATCAAATACGTCTACAACTATTACTGTTGATTGTAATGTTCCACACAACTTGGTGGTTGATAGTGAATTTAGGGTATCTGGTGTCAA